GTTGAGGATCTGGCCGAGCGACGTTTGCGATGCCACGCCGCTGACGCCGACCGCGCCGCCATAAGCCGCATAAGCCTGAAAAATTGCAAACGATTTCCCTACAGATGCGCCGACCTGAATCCCCAACTCGGCGAACCTCTCATCCACGCCGACAACAAACCCGGATACGCTGGATGCCGTAAACCCGTATTCAACCTTAAGGTTTCCGTTCGCGTCTACGGTTATCGGCCCGGCGCAGTTGACAGGCGTGTGGTTGGCGTCATCCAGCAGCGCCCATCCGCCGCCAGCGGTTGCCTGCCTGAGAACGCCGGCGACAACTTTGTACTTGGTGTCGCTGTTCCCCCGAGCGGCGGAATACAGCCGGATGAGCGTGGCCAGCGCGGTCTCGCTGATACCGCCAAGACTGAGGATGTTCTCCAGCCCGTCCCCGTTTGCGTTCCAACCCAGCGCGGCGCCAGCCAGCGGCGTGGGAAGAGCCGGGCTTACGTCGGCCAGCGTTGCCGGGATAACGACCCCGCGGGAAGAGACCTCGGCGATTTGCTGGATCTGCCGCGTCTGGCTGTCGAGGGCTTGCTCCAGCGCTACGGCGGAGAACCGGCCGCTGGGTGTGAGATCCAGCGTCTGGGCGTAGGGAACATCCGACTGTATGACGAGGATCTCCCCGTCGGCGCCAGCGGAAACGAGGGTGACGCTGCCCCCCGGAGCGGACTCCTGATCCGGGTTGAGCGAAACGGTGTAGTCCGTTGTGAGCGTGAGCGGTGTCTCCACGCCGTCGGCCGAGATGGTGACCAGCAGGTGGTTCTCCGAGGTCACGGAAAACGCGAAGGGGAACACCGTGGCCCCACTCGCGTCGTAGGGTCCCGCCAAACGGGTTTCTGCGCCTATCATGTCAGGTCTCCGAAATATAGCGGCACAGTATCACCGTGCCGCGGGGGAAAGCACACTACTGCCGTCCTCGCATGACGCCGGACGCCACGTCCGCGGCGCCCTCCGGCACCTGCTTGTCGTCGACGACGTAGCCCAGCGTCTTCCCAAGCTGCCCGGTCGGGACGCCCGTCGTAACGCCAACCAGCGCCAGTATGTCCCGGACCTCCTTGGCGCTATACTCGCCGTCCTTGCCGCCGGCAAAACTGAACGCGCCGCGGAAGGACGCCTCAGTCAGACCAACAGCAGGGGAGACGTTCAGGCGATCGTTGTACGCCCGGTCGTCGCTCATGTTGGCGCCGAGGGTCAGTGCCGCGCCGGCAACCGGGATCATCGCCGCGGTGTTGCGCACCTGAGCGTCAAAGAACCAAGCCAGCCAGTCGTCGAGCCAGCCGTCGCCGTCCTCGTCATCCGGGGCGCCGGACGCAATAAGCGAAGCCACCAGCGCCGGGGCGGCGAGACCGAGGAAATATACCCAAGCCCCCGCGGCCGTCTTCTCGGCGCGGGTGCCGTTCGAGCGGAACACCTTGGCCATCTCGCTGTAGATCAGGTTGCCCTGCATGTTGAAGTAGCCCATGAACTGCATGAAGAGCCGCACGAACGGGGTGGCGGTTTCAAACGCCGCGATGTCTTCCGGTTTGTAGCTGTTCTGGGTATCCCGCACCGCGTTGTCCGCAAGGTACGTCGCCTTCGCCACATCACCGTCCTTCTCGACGGCGTCGTTGAACGCGGCCCACCAAACTATCGGGTCGATGATATTCTGGGCCGCGATCTGGAGGAAGTACCCGTTCCGGCGGAACCACAAGTCCATCTTCTGGTACGCGTTGGGGTCGAGCAGCAGGTCGTGTACCGCTCGCTCGTTTTCCACGGCACCGTTGTGCATCCGCTCATACATGAACAGCGACATCTCACCAACGCGGCGCTTGAGGTCTCCCGGCCCGGCCAGAAACTCCGCCATCCCACGCCGTAGGTTGCGCCCACTGACACGCAGCAGGGCAAGACTAAACCCGGTAACCTGCTGCAGGGTGTTGATGATGTTGCCGAACATGATCACCACGCCGGCGCGTTCGCGCAGCGCCGTGTAGAACCGGCCCAGACCGGTGTGCATCCCCGGTGTCTGCGTGATCTGCCGCGCCGTGCGGTCGAGCCAAGGGATAAGCAGTTTGCTGATGAGAGCCGGGTTGTGCCGGTTGAGCGCATCGCGAACCGCCGGGCGCTTCAGCAGGAAGATCGCATCGCGGATCGCCGGCTCCAGATGGATAACCCGACTGACCTGCGCAATGTGCTGGCTGATGAGCCGGAGGTCGAGCGCCAAGGGCTTCGTGACCTTGGTGCGCTCCCGTGTCAACCCGAGACCGACGGAGGCGATGGAACCCTGCTGCGCCCTCTCGAAGAGCGCATCGGGGTCCATCGCGAGGGTCTGCCCAATCTCCGGCGCTGCGTCCTTGTCAATGCCCGCGGGGACGTAGCGACCTGTGAAGGTGCCCCACGGCGTCACCACCTCGCGGCTTTCCAGTTCGGTCATGTAGCGCCCGAACATTTGGTGGAAGGCCCGCTGCAGAGGCTCCTTGAGGGCGTCTAGCAGGTCCCACACCTCCTGAACGAAGGCCATGTCCTCGGCGTTGATGATGCCCTTCTGGTCCATCTCCCGCAGGAAGGCTTGGAACTTGGTGTCATCCAGTACCGGGTTGCCCTTGTCGTCCGTGGTCTCGGTGAAGCCGAAGTTCCCGATAAGGAGCTTCCGGTAGTTCGACTCAGTTCCAGTGTGCAGGAGCGCGTGCAGGATCTCAGGCTTTCCGCCGTGGAAGGTCATATTGAGCACGGCCGAGTGTATCGGGGTGCGGCTCATCCGGTGCTGGTACTTGGTGAGGATGTCCTTGTACGATGCGAAGACCGTGTGCTCGAACTGCCGGGCGCGCAGCGCCGCTTCGACGACCGGACGGTGGATGAACTGCAGCGCCGAGGGGCCGAACTCCGATGCCCATGCGCTCACCCGGCGGAGCAAGGCCCCAAGGCCGAGCAGGCTGCTCGCGGCGCGTTCAAGCTTTGTGGGGGTCCCGGAGTCGCCCGGCATGTCGGGGAGCACACCACCGTGCAGCGCGAGCACGTCGCGGATGATGGCTTCCTCCGCCATTTTGCCGGACACGATCTTCCCCGATAACCGGATGCTGCGGTCCAGCTTTGAGAGCTGGACCAAGTCCCAGATAGCCCGCGCGATGATGGAGAAGTCCTCGGTGCTGAGATCCCGCATCGGCTTCTCGGCCGGCAGCGACGCCAGTATCGCCGAGATGTTATCGAACATCAGACCACCGGTCTCCTGCATTCGGTTCAGGTACGTCTGGACCTTCGCCTTCGCGGCGTCGGAGGCCTCGCCCAAGAGGCTGAACCGCAGTATGATGGCCCGGACGGCGTAGATTGCGTCGAGGTCGTAGCGCTTTTCGAGGCGCGTGTCTTCCCGCATCCACTTCGCCGCAAACTTCAGTTGCTTCCCGATGGTTTCCTTCAGGTTGCGCTGCTCCCGCGCAAGCACCTTCAGCAGCACCTGACGCCGCTTGTAATCGGCGGCGAGTTCCCGGTCCCCCTTGAGATGCGCCTCCCTCGACTTGCGGCCCATCGTCTCGGCCTCCGCGGCCGTGGCGTCCGGGGTAAGCCCCTTGATCGGCATCGTGGCCAGCATCTTCGCGGCCTGCAGCTTTGCGGCCCGGAGGATCTGGGACGGCTTGCCGGACATCTTGTCGAGGCCGACCAGCTCCGTGGCCAGCATCTTCAGGTGCGCGTCGTTGGCAACCAAGGCATCCGCCGCGGCCTGAATCGCTTCCGGGCTGTTGAGGTCCGCGTGCTTCTCGAACATGATGGTTTCGGTGCGCGCCTCGATGGCTTCCTCCTCGGGGGGCGACTCCAGCAGGGTGCGGACCAATTCGTCCCCGGAGGCAAAACCGAATAGCGGCGCCACCTGATCCGGGTGCAGTCCGCCCTGCGCCGTGACGACGCCGTGCTTCCCGGTGGCGAGGTAGCGCCACGGCGCCGCGGCGCCTTCTCCGTACATCGCTTTTAGCGCTTCGAGACTGAGCCGGTGCTGGTTCGGTGACGCCGCCTCGCCCATGAAGTTGGCGCCTTCGCCGGTCTTCAGGAAGCGCAGCGCCCGGTAGATGCCGAGGTCCTTGACCTCAGACGCCACCTGCGCCCTTACCTCGTCGTAAGCCGCCTTAGCCTCGCGGCGCAGGAGCCGCAGGAACTTGTTTATCCGGTTGCGGAGCCACTTCATGTCCCGGACGCTGCGGCGGCCAAGCTCTTCCTTGGCCTGATCGAGTTCCGGCGTCTGCAGGGACTTCTGGTATGCAATCCAGTCCTCGTGCGTGGCACCCCCGGCGACGAAGTCTTCCTCCGTCTCAAACAGCGGCATCAACTGCCGAGCCGCGGCGGAGTTCTCGATCATTGCGTCGGTTGCCAGCAGCCGGTTGAACACCTCGGCCACCTCGGGATCGAACGCCGCGGAGCGATAACGCTCCTGCTTGAAAGTGGCGATGTCGCCGTAGGCGCGGAGCATGAACTTGCGCAGCCGACCGAAGAGTCCGATCATCTCCGCGGCGGGAGGCTCCCCCATCAGGAAGAACATCTCGAAGGACTCCGCGATGGTCTCGTGCGCCTCGCGGCGCAGGTTGTCCGGCTGCGACAGCCAGTCCTGCACCGTTCCGGCCCAGCCGACCTTGCCGAGAAGGGTGGCCATGTCGGCGCGCATGCTCGCCGAGCCGCGTCCGGCGGCCACTTCGCGAGCCATGATCTCAAGGAAGGCGTGGCCCAGTTCGTGGATCAGGGTGCTGGCGTTCATGTTTTCCGTGACGCTGACCGTAAGCGTCCGAGGATCGAAGCTTCCGCCCACGGTTTTCTGCACGTCGCCCTTGCGGAACATCGTCACCGTGTTACCACGGCGGTAGCCGCTGAACCCGGCGGCAAGGATCTGGCGCTCGGCCTCCGCGGCGTCGCCCAGCAAGTCGAACCCTTGCGGGTCGACGTTGAGGTCATAGACGTTGCGCGCCGTGTAGGTCTCTTGGTTGAAGAAGTTGTCGTCGCTGCGCTTCCATGTTCCGACATTATCAGTGTGCTTGAACTGGTTGGCGCCAAAGATGGCGTAGGAGATCGCGGCGTCTTCATCGCCGCCGAAGCCCGCGCTGTTCGCGGCGTTCTGCTCCGAAATCAGCACCCCGTCGAAGCCAGCATCGCGGATCACTCGGACGACCTTCGGGTCGTCGAGAAGAGACCACAAAGTATCGAGCTGCTCTCGGGTGACCTTGTTCCCCCGGTAGTCCCCGACAACCCACCGGTTGTCAGAGTCGGTCAGCCCTGCGGCCTGCAGGCCCCCGAGGAACTCGCCCACGGTATTCCGGCCGGAGAGGTCCAGCGGGTTCTCCATGCGCAGCATTCCGGGGATGACCACCCCACGGTCGTAGAACTCGCCGCCCGTCGGGTTGTTGCGGCGCGATCGGCCGCGGGCAAAGTGGGTAGCCAACCCGAAGTGGGCGCTGAAGAAGAACGCCCCGGACTTCACATTGTACGGCACCATCCGCCAGCCGTTGAACCGGCCGCGCAGTCCCTCCGTCCGGCGGAAGCGATCATCGAACAGCGGGTGCGGGGCGCCGTGGTAGAAGACGCGAGGCCGGCCGTTGCTGTCAACCATCTTGCTGTTGCCGAACCACTTCCAGAAGCGCTTGACCTCCGCAGGGTTTTTTCCGAGCGGGGTCCCCCCAGCGGAGAGCGTCGAACGCATTACGCCGTCAATCTCGATCTCAGCAGGCCGTCCTCCGACAGGCCAGCCAGACTCAACGATCTGGTGGAACCCGTCCTCATCCTCCGCCGTGACCTCAATCGCCACCTCGCCCGGCTTCAGGCCTTCGACCTGCGGTTCGGACCTGACGGATAGCAGAACCGGCTGCGAGGCGATTCCGGCCGATACCTCGGCGCGCAACGAAATGAGCATCGGCGCCGGGAGGACGGTATCGTCCGGGGTGAAGAAGCCGACGCTGCCCGCGGTTACTTCCGCGGTGATGCCGTCGTCCTTCAGGATTTCGTTGACCTTCTGCTTCAGGTCTTCGCTGCTGATGCCGCTCTCCGCCTCGTCATTGAGCGAAGACATTGTGTCGCCGATGGTGGTGTGGCCGAGCAGGTTGGCGCCGAGCCACAGTCGGCTGTACAGCTCGTCAATCGCGGCGTCCGAGGTGTCCTGCAGCTTGATCGAAATGCCGCCCGTGGGGGACATCTCGGCGCCGGGGACGTTGGCGCTGCCCATCACCGCTTCTTGCGAGAACACCGAAGCAATCGCCTTCGATACAGGCGCGACCATGTCCGGGTCGGTCAGCTCGACCGACATTGACGGGTTGCCAGCGCCCTTCCAGCCACCGCGGTGGAAGATGACGCTCCCGCTGGTGCCGAAGTGCGCAAGCACTTTAGGCACTATCTGGTTCGCCAACTTGCGGGATACAAGCTGCTGCTGATCCGGCGACAGGCTTTCCCAACGCCCAACAGCCACGGCGTCCGCCGGGTGCGGGGCGACCTCAAACGTCGCAGAGGCCTTAACGACGGCGGAAGGCTCCTCGGCGGCGTACGTTTGGTCAAAGCCGGGGTTGAGGTCGAAAGCGTCCGCCTTGATGCGCTCCAACTCCAGCGTGAGCGCGTCGTGAAAAGCGGCCTTCAGCTCGTTTGCCGTTTCGGCGCTGACGCCGAAATTGGTCCCGCCTTTCGCGATGGTACCCACCTCGGAACCGAGGCCGGTGATGGCGTTTATCGCCCGCGGAACCGTGTTGCGGTCGTCGCCGCGGAGATCCCAAGCGATCCCGGAGCCAAGTATCTCCCCGGTCGTTCCGGCCGCGTTCAGGATGTCGGGGAGCACGTCCACCAGCGCCGCGCGCACCGCGGCGCTGACGTCGGCGGGGTTTGCATCGCCGGAAGGGAGATAGAAGTCGGTCTCGATCAACTGCCGTGAGAGCACCGGCGCGACGGGCGCATCAGCTTCGTCGACCTGCGTGTTGAAGTCCACGCGGTCCGTGCCGAAGACGACAGCCGGGCCGGTCTTCCCATATTTGCCAACAACCTTGTTGAACACGTCGGCGCGCGAAGCCCTCGGGTTATCGCGGCGCTCCGCCAGCGTGGCGAAGAGCGCCTGATCCCCCGCGCTGGGCCGCTTGGCGCCGAGTGCTTTGATGTACGCCGCAAGGTACGGTGCGGGGTCGGCCCCCGGAGTACGGTAGAACTGCTGGAGGATGACGGCCGTCTCGGCAACCGCGTCCTTGTTCTTCGCCGCGGATGCGTTTGCCGTCCCGCCCCACACCTGACGCTGCGCGACCCACAGGATAGACTGGAGCTGGCGGGGGAGCAGCGCAAGTCCCGTCTCGGCGCGGATCTGCTCCACGGCCTTGAGGTACGCCAGCGTCGCGATCGGGCCAATGCCACCGATGCCGGAGTTGGGATCGCCTTTAACCCGCTCAGGGCTGAACGACGCCGATATGAGGTAGTGGCTCCCACTGAGGGGGATTCCGAGCGCGGCGTTCACCGCGTGCGTGTCCATCGTAATGGAACGCGCAGACCAAGGGTGCAGGATGTTGTTGAAGAACGACCGAACCTTGTATTGGCCGGACAGCATCCCGCTCAGGCTCTCAAAGTCGCTGTGCATGGCCAGCCACGCCACGTCGCCCGCATATTGTGGTGTGGACCACGGCAGACCGCCTCGCTGGACGTCCCCCAAGGACCCGTCCGCCCGCACGGAGCGGTAGCTGTTCCCGTCGATGCCGGGGTCTACACCCGCTTGCGCGAAGAGCTGTATCCACAAGCCAACCTGTTTTGCCGCGGTGTTGTAGCTGTTCCGGCGGGCCTGCGCCGCGGGGCCTGCGCCCGCGTCGTATCGCAGGCCGGATAGCACCGTGAGCAACTGCGAAAGGGAGCGACCCTTGATCTCTTCGTACGTCGTGGTCAGCGAAGGCGGGAGCGACGCGGCGGCGTCGTCCATCCGCGTGTCCCACGCCGCGTCGCGGTGCTTCGCTAGGACCGCGAGGTTGATTTCCGCCAACGCGACGTTGTAGTCCCAAAGCTTCTGCGGCGAGTGCATCGCCAGCGCCGCGGCTGCCACCGCCTCCGAGACGCCGAATCGTGCCGCAAAGCGCCGCGCGAGGAGGTTGGCTCCTTCATACCAGACCGAGTCGCGCATGCGCTCGTCTTCCGGGATGCGGTGCCAGAGCGCCAACAGGTTCTCGGACATCTGGCCGGCCAGACTATCGACGCGCTGCGCCGGGGTGCTACCCTCCGGCGGGAGATCGAACAACGGAAGCTGTTCCAAGAATCCCGCCGCGGTGTCGCGCCACGCTTCGCTCGACGGCGCCGCGGACCCTTCGATGCCGAGGATGTCCTCCGCCGTCAGGAACAAGTCACCGTCGAGGGAGCGCTGGACCAAGCGCTCTGGCTTCTTGGGAAGCCGAGTGGACACCTCCTGATTAAAGCCCGAGAGTTCGTCCTGCGTGCGGGCAAAGACCCCGAGCACCTGCCGAACAGGGGCCTCCACGTCCAGAGGGCCGAAGACCACATAGTTGAAGCTTGGCTCTTGCCCGCCTCGCCGGCCGCGAACCCACCCGGCTTCGTAGCTCAGTGCGCGGAGGCCACGCCCCGTCTTGTCGTACAGCCACGCGGAAGCGGCCTGATAACCGCGGTAGACCCGCTCGTTGTCAGGCAACCCGGCCGGGAACTCCCGCGCCGTGGGCGGCGCTGTCTCCGTGGGCTGCAGCCGCCCATCAGCGATGGCAAGGGCAATACCCTTGTAGAGCTGTTCCCCAGTCACGGACCCGAAGTCCAGCGGACCCGGGATGATCCCGGCGTCGAACAGCTCCTGCCGCAGCGGCAGCAGCTTTCGGAGCACCTCGGGGTACTCGTGCGGGCTGTGATACCACGGCAGCGTGTACTGCTCCCGCGTCGCGTCCTCGTCGAGGTCGATGTCCGGGAACAGGGAGACGTTGTAGCTGTACGCCACCGGCGCGGTCTCGGTCTCCGGCGCGGGGTCCTCGCCGTACCGGGGGTTCGGCTCCGCCACCGTGCGCAGGTTGTCAAGCAAGCTGTCAAGCAGGGCCTCGGCCCTCCGGCTTCGCGGTACCTCGGCGATCTCCGGCAAGTACCGGGAAAGAAGCTCGTCCTCAAATCGCCCGGCTTCCCGGTCCTGCAGGATCTCGCCATCCATCATCCGGTCGACGGTTTTTATCTCCGCGACCACGTCGGCCGCCGCCGCGTACACGCGGCTTAGGTAATCAGCGCCGGCGGAGATCCACTGCGCGGTCCCCTGTCCCCCGACGTCGAGAACATCGCGAAGCCGGTTGGATACTGCATACAGGCGCTCGGCCGCCTCGCGGGCCTTGCGGTTGAACTCCGCGGTCCCAACGTAGGTCGATGCCATGCGCGCCGCGGACTGCGCCACGAGGTTAAGGACCGTGGGCGCCAATGCCGCGCTCTCAACCACCGCCACCGGGTCGCTGCCCGGCATCGCCGCGCGGTCGGCCTTGGAGTTGAGCGCCTCGAAGTGGTCGAAGATGTACTTGGACACCTGCGCAAAGGCGGGAAGCGTCCAGCTACGGCCGCGCGCGCCGGACCGTAGCCCCTCACCGGGCGTGACGCGTTCGATCATGTTGGTGCCGAACATGGGGAACATCGCCTGCGCGGCAGCGAAGTTCATGTTGCTGCGCCAGTGCGGGTTGTCTGGCTTCGGGTGGGACGTAAGCGCTTGGGGCATGAACACCAGCGCGTCCGCAGCCACCGCGGTCGCCCACGCCGGCGCGTCGCCTTCGGTGGACAGCTCCATCAAATCTTGGACGAAAGTCTCAATGCCAAGCATCGTCCGGTACGACGCGGACAACATCTGGCAAAGGTGGAAGAGATCCGCGGTGGGGAGGTCCTTCGTTCGCGGCGAGATGGCAATCAGAACCTGGGCATTGCTGCGGAACCACGCAAGCAGAACGTCCATGTCCGCGGCGGTGTTCCACGCGTTGTCTTGCGACAGACCGAAAGGGATGCCGTACTTGGCGCGCTCCTCGGACGACCAACGGGACCAACTGCGCGATTTGTCCGTTTCGGACAGAATCCAGTCCCGCAGGAGCAGGTCCTCCGCGGACCCGGCAGCAAGCGCGAGGTTCGCTTCCGCGGTGTTAAGCTTGGACGCGTTCGGCAGAACGACGAAGAGTTTGTAGTTGCTGGTCTCAAACTGCGAAAGCCGCTCATCCAAGGCCGTGCTCACGTCGCGCTGCACGGTCTTCATGTCCGACGGCGTCTTGGCATTAACCCCGACGTACCGGCTACCGATGTCGGTGATGTAGTGGACATGGACTCCGATCGACGTGGAGAAGTACCCCGGGTTGTTTACATCCGCGGATGCGCCGAAGAACACGCCGCCAGCGTTCTGCCCCGAAATCCGCGGCGGCATCTGCCCCCACGTCGGGAAGAAGCGGGAGTTGGCGTGCCGGGCATTGATGGAATTGAACTCGTCCGTCTGCACCTGCCAAGGCGCCGTGTAGTTGACCTCCTCGACGTTGCGGAAGCGGCGCTTTTCAAAGTTGATCCGGTTGTCGTTGAACAGGTCCAGAGGCGACCGCCCCTGCCGATGCGCGAGGACGATATATGCCCCGGTCGTAAGCTCCGTAATGGCCCGCTCCATCTCCATGTCTTTGAGCCGCAGGCCCTTGACGCCTTCGCTGATCTGTTTGCGCAGCTCGTCCGCGTCTTTGCGGTACTTGTCGCCAACCTCCTTGGACTTCAGGATCTTGTCGGCCGCCTTGAGCATGTCCTCCGTGATTTTTTCCGACGTGGAGGCAATTTCTTCCGGGGACAACGCATCCGCCGCGGTGCGCGTGATGGAAATAATCGCCGACTCTTGCCCCGCCTTGCCGAACTTCGCAAAGCCGCCGAGAAGGTCAGGGAGCCGGACCTCGACCACCGAGTCGTCGCTGATGGCAGCGTTTATCGCGGCGGCCACGTTTGGCGAGAACTTGTCTACCGAGACGCCGAGCGTGCCCTCAATAACATCGGTAAGCTCCCCCGCCTTGAACCAGAACGAGACGTCCCGGCTCGACTTGCGGCCAAGCAGGGCTTGGTTGAACTCCTCGACAAGTGCCTCATCAAACCCGGCTCCGTGGATGCTCGCCGCTGCGGTCAGCGACTGCCTAAGATTAGCCGCCTGATCCAACGTCCTCTGGACGTGGTGCTGCCACTTGGCGGCGCCGAAGGACCCGGTGACCATGTCTGAGGGGGCCGTCAGAAACTCCAGCATGGCCTCCATCGCCAGTTCCGTGAAGCTCGCGCTTTCGCCCACGGACGCTGCGCCAGCCCAAGCGCCGAGGGCGCCGGCCGCGGCTTGCCCCACGAGGAGGTCGATCCCCCACGCCGAGGCGGGTTTGGCCAGCTCTCGGGCCGTGACGGACAAAGGGGCCGCCATGTAGGCGCGCCAGCCAAGGGGCCGCATCGCCGGGATGGTAGAGGCCAGCATCGCCGCGCCCGAGTAGAGCGCCGCGTTTACCGTAGCGTCCGCGCCGGACTTCAACGCCGCGTAGCCGAGAATATCGTTGAGCTGCGAGAGCTTGGTTAGCTTCCCGGCCTTGGCCGCGTCCAGCGCCTTGCCGCTGGTCTCGCCCTCGAAACCTTGTATGAATGTCCCCAACCCGGTGTTGATGGCGCCGAAGGCAACCTTGGCCAACATGGCGCGGGACGCCAGTGCCGGGAGTGACGCTGCCGTGGCGGAAGCAAGGCCCCCGGTCACCGCGGAGGCCGCGAGCACCGGCGTTGCGATCTCAGCAAGGTACGCCAACATGCCGATCTTGTCGTTCCATGCCCCGGAAGCGATCTCGCCCACAATCTCCAAGCCCGAGGCGCCATTGGCCTCCAGCCGCCCAGCGGACCACGCCACCCGGTTCTGGGACAGACTGCGGCCCAAACCGTCGATGTACTCAAGCCGCGAGGCGTAGTCCGCAAGCAGGTCTTTCGTGGCTGCGTCCTTCTGCTCTTGGCTTGCGCCGAGCAGGGTATCTACGGCGCGCAGGCCGTAGATGTATCCCATAGACCCGAGGTGGTTGAAGCTCTTCTGCAAGCCGTAGTCGAAGGAAGCCGCGATGCCGGACAGGCCTTCCCGGTGGCGCCGGTCCGTGTACGGGTCCGAGCCGAAGGCGAACTGCTCCGCCTCAAGCCGCTTGAAGATGTTCTCGCGACGGAAATCCGCCATGACTTCCGCGGCGGCGTTCTCGCCGCGGGTGCGCGCAACCTCGTCCGCCGTTTCGCGCTGCGTCCTCGTCAGGAGGTCCGCGCCGAGACGGCCAACCGCATGCTCAAGCTCGACGAACTTGGTGATGTCCGCCACCGGCTTGCCAGCGAGTTCAAGCTTGGCGAGCACGTCAAGGGACGCCGGGGCGTCAGCATACTCCCATGCGCGGCGGTTTGCCGCGGAGGAGGCCACAGCGGCGGCGGCGGACGGGTTCTCGATGACATAGTGCAGCGGGACACCGAGCTGCTTTGCCAGCGCCCGGTGGTGCGGCAGGACAACGGAGCCGGGGAGGACGGTCTCGTCCGACAGGATCTGCTGCCGTGTCTGGTCGAGGGAGATGGCGTAGTCCACCGCGGGGGCCAGCGCGGAACGCTGCTTCACCAAGGACGCAGCGGCGTCGGCCTTCTTCTTGGCCAGCGCATCCGCGGAGCGCTTGGCGGCAACATCGACGGAGCTGGGGACAGACACGGGCGGCGCCTTCGGCGCAGCCCAAGGCTTGATCTTCGGGGTATCATCCACCGCATCCGCTGGCACCATCGGCTCCGACAGAAGCGTCCCGCCGTTGGCGGTTGGGTCCGAGGACAACTTGTCGGCGAGGGTTTCCAGAGGAGCGTTGGTCATTGCAGATTCCTGAAGGCGGGTGCGATTTTGTCCGTGAGATATTGCGTCAGAACCGCGGCCTCAAGCGCACCGTCGTCACTGTCCGAGGCCCCGGATGCAAGGAGTCGGTTCCCTATCGCCAGCGCGTCGGCTTCCGGGATGTCGTCATAAGTCATGCTGATGACGGGCTTTGTGGTCGGCCAGCGGCGGAGCCCAACATCCTGCCAGCGCCGCTCCTCGGCGAGGACCGAAAGGTTCAGCACATTGCCGACCGCGTGCTCGATGGTCGCCGGGGAGAGCTTCCGGTTGAGCGCGGTCTCCTTGGTGAGGAGCAGGGAGGCCAAGGCCCCCGTAAGCGCGGCGCCCTGCAAGGCAAGGTTGCGCCGGGTCCTGTTGTCCACGCCCCGCGGGTTCGCCGAACCGGAAAGCTGGAGCAACTTGTCAACGTAGTTCGTCGTCACGGCGGCCTGCAGCGTGGCGAGGGTTCCCACCTTCGACCGGCGCTCCTCGTACATCTGCTTGGCGTGCTGGTACTGCGTGTCGCTCATGCTCTTCCGCGCGACCGACCAACTCCCTTCGGGGATGCTGTCGCCACGGTTAATCTGAAGCAGCAGGTTGTTGTAGTAGACGAGCTGCGCCCCGGTCCCAACTTGGCCGTCCGCGCCGCGGGACTTCTGGTACGCGGTGAGCTTGTCCCGCAGCTCCCGCGGCAGCCCCGCAGCCTCCGGGTGGATAAGCCCCGTTTGGGACACGTAATCCATGTGCCAGTTGAGAGTCTCCGCGTCCGCGGACTTCTGGGCCTCTTGGTGGAGCGTCAACCGTTGCCGGTATGTGGACACCATCATCGCGTAGTCTTCCTTGCTGATGCTCGGGTCCGACGTCAAGGACTGCGAATACTCCAGCACCAGATCGTTAACCGAGCGGCCCCTCTGCGGCCCCGAGGCGCGCTTGTCGTACGCGGCTTGCGCCTTGTTGACGTAGTTGTACGTCTGCATGAAGGAGTTGGTGTTGTGCGGGTTTTTGGCGAGGCTCTCCTCGCCCAGAAGGCGCAGGGCTTCGTGCCAACCGACGTTACGCTCCTTGGCAATGCGATCGACGAACTCCATGTTGCCCGCGCCGGTGTTGTACTCGGCCCATGCGCGCCGCAGGTCGCCCTTCTGGTTCTTGAGCGCGTTGTTGAAGTACCACTGCCCAACTTGAAGGTTGAAGTCGGTATCCGACACAACCTGCGCCCACACCTTGTCCGGGTCGAGCTTGTTTGCCTTTGCGTAGTGGTCCGAAGCAATCCGCGTTAGCTGCGAAGGCCCGTGCGCGCCTTTGTCGCTCGGGGCCTGCCCCGGACGCCAGCCTTCCACGGGGAGCACCCCAAACTGGAAACCGTCGGCGTCGCCTGCCCCGCCGCTGCGGAGCTGCGGCGCGTGGAGATCCGCCGTCCGGGCCGCGCTGTCAGACCGCTCCTCCCACCGCGCCCCGGCTGCCGCGACGGCGCGAACCTTGGTGAGGTATTCCGCGGGAATGGCGCTGCTGAACCGCGTATCGCCCGCGACGCGGTCCGTGAGTTGCATCGCGTCGGCGTACCGCTTGTCGCGCACAAGGACCATCGCGGCATCGTAGTACGCCTTCCCGATCTCGGGAGAGACTTCGGGGGCAGCGCCAAGGGTAGACTGCCCGTAGCGGCGCTGCTCGGCCCACACGCTCGCCAATGCTTCAAGGCCGCCTTTGGACAACGGGTCCACCGCGAAGAGGGACAGCCCGCTGTCAACGGTCTGCTGATAGGTCTCGTCCTCGTATCGGCGAAGCTGGGTCCCCTCGTGGTCCTGTAGGTGGTCGTTAAAGCGCAGGCGGCGGCGCGCGGCCTCCAAGTCAAACTGCTCTTGGAGTTGGGGGTTTCCTCCAAGGTCGTTGCGCTTCTGCTCGGCGACGCGCTCCCAGCTCGACATCTCCAAGTCCGTCAGGCGTTCGTTCCCGCCGTCGCCTTGCCGGAGGACGCTGACGCCGCGGATGTTCTGGACCGCGTGCCGCCGGTCGATCTCGTATTGGTCGAGGTCGTTGAGCGCGGAGTTGATCCGGGTCTTGTTCACCGACTCCACGCGCTTCAGGAGGCTCTCGGTCAGAAGCTCGGCTCCCTTGGTCGCGACGCCCAGCACGTCCGCGGTGTCGCTCCCCGGCTTCCGCGGCTGGGCGAGGTCAATTGCCGGAGTCTTCGGCGAAGAGACGGCGCCGGGCTGGTATACGGGAACGCGCATCAGGGCTTACCTCCATAGTTGAACATTTTGGGGTCGCTGCCAAGCATCGACGTGTCGATGCCCTTGGGGAGCGCCTCTCCGAAACGACCTACCGCCAGCGGGATGCCCACCTGCAGCGCGGACCCAAGCAGTGTCTTCCCCACCGCGGCCAGCGGGCGGCTGTCTTTAACAGCGCGGCGGAGCTGCTTGGCTTGGGATCGCTGCTGCTGCGCCTCGGCGCGGAATCCCCACGCGGACAGCGCGGCGCCGTGTTCAAGGCGCGCCATGTCCTCGCGAGAGAACCGGGTCAAGTCGTTCTGGAGCTGCGCCGCGGTACCGGACGTCAGCTCTACGCCCGACGCGGCCAGCCCGGTGCGGAGCTGGCCCCGCTCTTGGCCCACCTTGTAGCCGAAGGACACCGAGTCCTGCGCCCCGGACGCCTCGGCCTCCAGCGCCTTGAAGTCGAGTTGCTTGGCGGCGTCCTCGGCCTGCGCCGCCTGCGCCGCGTAGAGCCGCCGGTTTTGCGCCGCTTCCATCGCGCCGCTTGCGGCGGAAAGCCCGGTCATGGCCATGTAGCTGTAGCCGACGGTCGCCGCGGAGGCCCCCGTGGCCCCAAGGGCGCCGCCGATGGCGCCAGCAAGTACTGGTAGGCACATGATCAGCTCCGTGTCATCTCAAAGCGCCGGAAGGGCCATCGGCCCGCCTGCGGGAAAACCGTGAATCCGAGGGCTTGGAGCCAGCGGATGCTGGCCTTGTTCTCGGAATGGACGTAGTTGAACAACATGCTGTACGTCTGCAGCAGGTTCTGGATGTAGAGTCGGGGGAAGCGAAGCAGCGCCCGGCGGTAACGCCGAAGACCGTTGGTGCCAAGCATCCAGACCCCAGCGGCGTAGCCGTGGTCGACGATCCCGTACACCGCCAGAATGCCCGTGTCGTCTTCCACAGTGTAAGCCGCCGACGACACGGCTATCGACTCCTCGACCGCGGCGAGGATCTCCTGCGGCCCTGCGCCTTCGGCTATCCCGGCCCGGATCTCCGCGAGGTCAGCGGGGCGAATGTCGCGCACAAGCTCCGCTGCGTCAGCCAGCTTCGCTACCCGTATGTTAACTGCCAATTGCCACCTCCAGATTGAGACTGAGGATACGGCAAGGGAAGGGTTCATCGCTCTCCACGACCAACCGGGAGTCCTCCGACCAGTTCCCCGCCAGCGGGAAGTTTAGCATGGCGTACTGCAGCGGCACTACGTCGCTCGCGTCGGACGACTGCCGGATCGGTACCGTGTAGAGTGAAGCGTCGGCCGTGGTCCCCATGCGGAGGTTGTTCGTCCCGCTGACGCGAACGGCCGCAGAGACAAGGTTAACAGGGGGAGCATCACTCACGGGGAGCATCTCCGCGCGCGCAGTGTACGGAAGGCCGACGTACGCCGCGGTAACGCTCTCCGGCAGGGTCACCGCCCCGTTGGATACCGTCAGTGCCCAGACGTCCCCGAGGCTGGACACCACGGTTACGCTTTCGCCCTCCAGATGGTCGAGTCCGGTCAACGTGTCCGTCTCGTCCCCCGAGTAGGGGAGGAAGGCGTCCAGATGCCGCGCGTCTGCGAGGCTGACGTCAACCGCCTCCGAGAGTGTTTCCACATACACCTGATCCCCGAACGCCGCGCTTGTCCGAAGCATGGCGAGGTAGACCACGTCCTTGCTGCTCTCCTTGACCACAGCGATCCCCTTGACCACCGCGCCGGGAAAGTTGTGCCGGGTCCACGCCACCACCTGCTGGTCCCGCGAGTAGGCCGCGGAAAGCAGCGTGCCGTCGGCAAGCAAGGCGAAGATCACTGGCGTCGCCCAGCGCGCCGCCGCGAGGCGGGTAATGCTGGAAGAAGAAAACAGCGACGGCGCAAACAACGCCGCGTCCTCGGCGGTGTAGGCCTGATTGCTGTCCGAGTACGCCAGAACAACCGGGTGGTTCGACTGCGCGGCCGCGTAGATGACGTCGAGGCCAAGGCGGCACGGGGGCGCCGCGCTGGCGGAGTTGTGGCCCTGCGGCCTCGCGCTGACGTTGGACGGTGTTACGGGGTTGCCGTTGCCTGTGCCGACCATCCATTCGCCGTTGTCCGTGAGCAGGAGCAGGTTGCCCACCGGGACCGCGTGCCGGATGTTGCATCGGATAAACGACGCCATCGTGAACTCAATGGAGTCGTCGTCCCGCACCGGGCTGTGGTTGTCGAAGTTGTTGTAGTCCCCGGTCTGGGACATCCACACCGTTTGGGGATACTTGAGACTCCCGCCAAAGACACGACGCTGCTCCCAGAACGCCACCGCGGACGGGAAGTTGTACTGCGAAACCGAAGCGTCGTAGTCGAATGGGTACGCGAGTTCCTCTGTGCTGCGGTCGATAGGCGGGGTCAACGAGGTGTCCGGGGCAATGTTGTCGTCCCGGAAGAAGGGGCTGTCCGACTCGCCGACGAAGCCATAGACGCCGGCGCGCGCCTTGTAGATCCGGTACTTGACGGCCCCGGGAATGGAGTCCCACTGCAGGAAGCAGTGGTTTCCGGCCGCCGTAAGGTCCATCTCCGTGGCATCGGGTTTTGTCAGTCCGATCGGCGCTCCCCAGACAGGGGCCGCCGTGGGGGTTCCGAACACGAAGGTAGTGTCGAAAGGCGCTCCCGCTTCCTTCACAAGGGTTACGCTTCCCGCGGACGGGACGCTCTTCACCAGATAGAACTCACCCTCCGGGAGGTTGTAGATGTCGTAGGGCGCCGCGAGGCCGGTTATGCGAACCCGGTCGTCGACACGGAACCCGTGGACAATCGGGTCCAGCGCTGTCGGCCACGCCCCGGTGGTTAGCGTCAGCTCACCGACGGTGGACGAGTTGGTACCGGTCATGGACCACAGGTTTTGATGCGCCGACCCGGTGAGACGCAGGGGCAGGGACTCAAGGCCTGAGCCGTCAATCGTCGTAACGGCGTACCGCTGGCGCGCGGCAGTCAGGTTCCCGGACGGGTAGGGTGTCGACGACCCCGCGGTGACAATCAAAGCGGAGCTGGTAGAGAAACTGGCGTAGCCTACGGAGTACACCGGGGGAGAAAGGTTTTCCCGGCTGATCTCGATCGGCTGTGTAACCGGGTTGGTGATGGTCAGCACATCGTAGGATTGCGCCCAGCAGAAGTCGAGGTAAGGAGAAACAAAGGCTCCGTTGCTGGGGGATAGGGTCAGAGTCGCTATTGGGTGCATCTCCGGCTGGTGCCCGGCCGAGAAGGCGTCGAATACCAAGGGGATTGGCGTATTGCCCAAGGGTTCGTACGCTCGGCACTGGTGCGCATACGCTCCGGGGGTTATCTCGTAGCTGTAGATGAACTCCAGACGCACCCAGCGGCCGGCCAACACCAAGTTCTCGGTGTTGAGGTGGGAAAGCTCAGGGTCATCCGGCGGGAGGTAGAAAAGCGATCCTGTAACCACCGGGGGAGTGGCGCTTCCGGTAGCGATACAGCAAAGCACCTCGTCCTCGGGAACCCCCGGAGATCCTCCGGGTTCGGTTGACGGCTCGAAGGTCCACATGCGGTTGCCGTTTGTGGTGTGGACGTACACCCCATCTTCGATGATGTACGCCAGCTCCTCGGATGGATAGAACTCCAGAACCGCGGAAGACTCGTTGCTGATGGAAAACGGGATGAGAATGGGGTCTGTTCCGCCACTTATCGCGGAGCCGACGAAGCGCGTCCCCCGGCGCTTGACCAGAGGCCCGTGCAGCGCCACGCCGAAGTTCACCGCGTCAGCCACACCTGTGGCGTACTTGGCCAAGTCCGTGCGACCGAAAAGATCCTCGGACAGAATGCCCCCCGTAAAGGCTTGGATCAGGTTCTTGGTTTTCATCGGTTTTGAATCCAGCTTGCCGCGGGGCGCGGGTTGTACCGGGTCTGGCTTGCGTCCCCCGTCGAGGCGTTACCCAGCGCTTCAAGGTACTTCTGGTCGGCCCACTCCTTGATCTTCACGTCGAGCACCAAAGGCCCCGCGAGCAGGGAGCTGAGCATCCAGCCCAGCGCAATGGTAAACAGTCCGCTGAACTCCGTGGTGTTTACAACATCCCGCACATAGAGGATCTCGCCGGCGGGTTGCGATGTCAGGATGTTTGTTCCTTCGAGCAGGTAGTCCAGCGTGTCGTTGTCGGAGGTGCTCTCCTCCGGGAATACGCGGACAATACGCCGGCAGTCGGAGGGCTTTGCGTACGCATATTCCCAGTGATCCGTCGGGGAGCTGGACAGCTCGGCCAGCGTGGCTCGGGTAAGGGCGAAGGTCCAGTCTCGGGCCTCCAGAACCGCGGATCTTGCGATGGGGTAAAGCATGGCGCAGTGCTGCTCCACCGGCGTGTTGGCGGGGGAAATGCTGTTGATGCTTATGCGCTGCCCGAGATTCGACAGCGCCAGATTACAAATGTCTACGGCGGAAGCCATGTCGTCCTCGCAACAAAAAAGGGGGCTTTCGCCCCCTCTCGAAAGCCGTCGTTAAACGGCGGTAGCGAAAGCCTCAACCCACGAGGTCAGCGCCTTGATCGGCGGCGGCGTCGTCGTCGGCGGGTTTGGCCTTGGCCGGAGCCTTGGCCGGAGCCTTGGCCTTGGCCGGGGCCTTGGCGGCGTCGATCTCGACCGGGGCGAACCAAGATGCCTTGGCGCCGGCCTTGGCCTCGAAGGTGCTGCCCTTACGGCGGCGGGCGCCGCCGTAGAAACCGTCTTCCAGAGCGATAACAATCATGCTGTCACCCTATCAGATGGCGTCGGGGTAAGCCGACCAGCGGGACACGTCCTTCGTCAGGAAGGCGTTCACATTGCCGGCCGTGAAAGCCGCGGTGCCCGTGGTCTGCCGGATGCCGATGTAGCGTTCGTACGGGGTGCCTTCCATCGGCAGCTTGGCCGCCAGCAGGACGGTGCCGGCAGTCATGTCGGCCACGGCCCAAGCCTTGGAACTGATCAGCACGGCCGGGGTGGTAAGGCTGGCGTTGTCGTCAGTCACCAAGGAGAAGGTGCCGGTAGCGGAGCCGCCGGAAGTCGCCGTGGTGTCAACCGTGATGACGATGTACAGCTCACCCAGACCGGTGCCGATGTCGCCCGGATCTGTGGCGCCGGTGTCGTACACGTCGCCGATGATGTAGGAAGCCGCGCCGCCGGTGTTGAGGGCGGTGGCATCGCAGAACTCGCTGCGTTCATCGAGAATGGCCATTGTCTTTCTCCGTCAATGTTCAGTGGTTACCGCTGTCAGGAGACAGCGGCTTCGGTGTTGGTCAGGGCGTCGCAGCGGCGAACCGGGATGCCGCGGAAACGCTGAATCCAGCGGCCCTGCACATCTTCCACGGTGTTGACCGAGAAGGTGCCGCGGTTCATCGACTGGCGATCCAGATACTCGGTCACGGTCGTGTTGGCGTAGAACGCCGCACGGCCGGCGCGCAGGTTCGGGATACGGTGCGTCGCCATCGCCATCAGGTCGAGCAAGTCCGGGCCGCTGCCGGCGCTCTTGGTCAGATCCTCTTGGTCGATCTGGATGCGAACGGCATAGCGCCAGTCACGAACGGACAGCCCGACGTCCCAACGGTAGTGCGTCCGGTAGGCTTCAAACATGCCGTCGGACGATTCCTTCGTGACCTGCCCCTTGTCGGTGATTTGCAGGCCGGCGCGGGAACCCTTCGGGATGATGCAGTTGACCGTATTCGGACCCCAAACAATCAGCCAGATAGAGGTGTTGTCGGAGCTGTCCGGGGACGCGGCCGACGTGATCAGGTTGCGAGCATTCTCGGCCGTCTTGCTGTTGTAGCGGGCAGACAGACCAGTGAAGGCTTCCGGCTCCGTAGCTTCGTTGCCGTAGAACAGGGTCTGGGCGAACTCTTGGTTCATGCCCTCGATGAAGGCCAGTTCTTCCGACATGCGGAACTCGGCGGTGTTGCCGTTCAGGTCGGCCAGCGCCTTGTCAACCTCGGCGTAGGATTCCAGCATACCGCATGTGTCGATGATGTTGGCCGTGCGGCTCTTGGTGGGCTGGACGCTACCGTACAGCTTGCGCCACGTCGGAGAAGGAATACCGGTGCGGACGGTGGTCTTGTTGCCGGTTTCGAGGTTACCAACGAGCCAGACGGCGTCATCGAGGATTTCGTTGGTTTGGTTCAGCACCTCGACGATGTTGGCGATCTTGCCGTTCGGATCTTGGCGGCGGGCCAAGTCCAGAAGCGTCGGGTGGGTCGCGGAAAGCGTGGTCATGGTGGTCTCTCTTTAGTTCATGTAGGGGAACATTTGCTTGGCGAGGCCTTGATCCCCCGTGGCTTTCGAGCTGTTAAGCCCGACCAAGGTGTCGTCGGAAATCGCCTTGCCAATCTGCACAAACGCCTTGACCAGTTGGGGATGGTTGCCCAACCCGGTGGCGTCAAATACCTGCCGGAGCGCGTCGCCGCCGAAGCGGTCGATCGCCTTCGCCGCAAGCCGGAGGTTGTCTTGGAGAGCCACGCCGCCGATGTCGGCATCGGCAAGGACCTCGCTCTCCCACGCCTTCAACTGCGCGTTGAAAGCCTCCTGTTGCTGCTGCTGCGCCTTGTTCAGAACAGAGACGCCGAAATCGGCGATCTTCTGCGCCACCTCGGGCGGCAGCTTGTGCTCCTTGGCCAGCTCAACAAGCCCGCTCGCGGCGTCCTCGTCAACCTGCGACCCCTCGGGGAAACGCAAGTTGTACTCGATGGGCGCGTCTTCGCCCTGCCCGCCGTTGGCGTCTTCGCTGGTCGCCTTTCCGCCGGCGTCCGTGCCGTCGTTGGCCGTATCCGTCGCTTTTGCGACGTCTGTGCCTTGTGCTCCGGCGTCGCCGCCGTCGCTGCTACCCCCATCCGAGCCGGCATTGGTGTCAGCCGCACCGCCCAGCAGGGAAGTATTCGTGTTGCTCTGGTCTTCGTCAGCCATTACAGGTTCTCGATGAGCATCTGCTTGTAGTGATCAGGAGCAAGGGCCTTGGCGTCTGCGGCGAGTTGTAGCGCCACGCTGCGCTGCCCTTCCCGGAAGAACGTATCACTGTTGCCAGTGAAGGACACCCTGTCCACGCCGCACTGCTGAAGCGTGGACCAGAGGAACCTTCGGCCTGCCGGGTGGGCCATGAGCCAGCGCAGATCAGCGTCACGCTGCTTCGCCTCTGCGTTAGCCTCTTGCATTGCCGGCATGTTAGACCCGCGGCTGTCCACTATGCACACCCTCAACCGGTATAACCGGAGAACATATTGCCAATTGTTTCGCCCGCCTTGCCTGCGTCGGTCTCCGCAGCGGTCTTTACCGCCGCCGAGACAGGTTGCGCCAGTTTGGCGGCCTCCATCGCCTGCTGTTGCTGCTGCTGCTGCGCGCGTTGCTGCCGGATGTACGCCACGTCGCCCGCCGGGAGCAGGAGGGTCGGGTCGGCGCCGAGCATGTCGGCGTACTTCTCAAGCACCTTGTCCTGATCCAGCTTGTCGAGGGCCTCGGGGCGGAGCTGGCCAACGGCGCCGACGGTGACCAGAAGCCGGTCGATGGCGTTGACGCCGACCGCGCGCTGCGCCTGCGCCAGCGCGGAAACGAACTCGACGTTGATGTCCTGTCCTTGCAGCTCCGGGGGAGGAGGAGGGAGGAGGCCGGCGCGCGCCATGCGCGCGAACGTCAAGTCGATCAGCGGCTCCAGCATCTCGTTCTGGAGACGCTCCAGAACCGGGCCGAGCATAAGCATCTTCTCCTCGTGCCGCTCAACGACTTCGCGGGCCGTGATGTTGGAGCGGTTGTCGGAGAGCATCATCAGGAACAGGTCTGCGTAAAACGACCCGTTGATGCGGTCCCGTACGTCGTTGATGTCAGCAAGCAGGTGATCGAGGTTCAGGTTGACGTCAAAGGCGGTTCGGATGGAGTCCTTACTGGCGAGATCCGCATGAATCACGCCGCCGGGATGGCGATTCACCACTTGGTTCCGCATCGTGCTCGGAACCACCAGCGGCGGATCGGTCATCATGTCGATAGCGTAGGCCTTGCGGTATTGCTGGTGCTGGAGCTGCTTGGCGTCGCCAAGCGCTTCCATCGCCGGCGAGTAGCCGTAGGTGTCGTTGGAGGTCGTCGCCCAGCGCGGAGTCAGCGCCGGGAAGTCATCGAACCCGGAGACACGAAGGTACTGACCTTCCTTGGCCCCCAGCTCGAAGTAACAAGACTCGAAGGGCTTATTCTTGGCGTCCAGCTTGGTCGGATCTCTGGATTCGCGCGGGGTAACCGCGTGGACCACGGTGCGCCACTTGTCGTAGGCCCCGGTGTTCCAGAGGCTCCGCACCGAGTCGGATACATTGGCGAGGCCAAATGCACGGACAATTTGCTCCACGGTGAGGTCGAACTCACGGTATACACCGGTTCCGCTCGACAGCATGTCCATTGAAATAGCATATTCACCAGCCGTCAGGGTGTGCAGATGGAGAAGCTGCGTCGGGTGCTCCGCAAACAAGCCGACACTGGTGCCGAAGAGGCCAAGCTCCCCGTACATGGTGTGCAGCCCCCGGTAGACGTTCGACCGGGAGAACACGCCGCGCATGTCGTCCGTGACCTTGGACAACCACTCCTGCACCGCGTCCTGCTCCGACAGCTCGGCGTCGGCCAGCGTCAGTCGGAACCAAGGCCGCGCGGGGCTGGTCATGCCGGCCATCATGCCGGCGGCGAGGATGCGGTGCGCTCGGGACGGGGAGTTGTCGTAGATCGAGCCAAACTTCTTCTTGCCGTCGTTGCGCTCGCTGGTTGTGAAGCGCCCGGCATGCGGAGCGAAGAACTCCGCTAGTTCCTTCCAATGGCCGTCCCAGCTCGACC